CAGTCGTGCCTGTAGCCGCCCAATACACCCCGTCGTTATCGTCACCCCCTGAATGGATGAGGGGGCCGTCTAACACGACCAATATGTTATACGCACCTATGATAGTCCTATTAGCCGTGTAATTCGCTGACTCACCTGTAACGGATATCGAACCCAACGCCACGTCTTCAAATTCGCCTTGAATCTCTATGAGACCGTTTCGACCTCGCGTCACGTTGGTCACTAAGATCGGTTTTATCTCGTCATTAAACGGGATGCCGACCGACTGGCCTGCCATAAGACCCACGAATTTATCCGAAGTGCTGAACCGAACCTGCCATTTACGTGACCACATGTCTCGACCGATCTGTTCAGCAACAGTACGCGACTCGTCAGCCGTCATCGAGATCGGGATATCTACAACATAGTCGTTGTTTCCTTGGTTCACGGGCCTAAAAGCGTGTTGCGTATTGGTCTGATACTCTCGGCCTATGTCGATGTACCGCACTGATATCTGTCGAGGTGACTCGTAGTTAGGGATTATCGAATACTCGATCGGGCCGTTTTCAGGTCGAGAACCACCTGCTTCATACCCGCCTAAGTCGTCTAGGCTCAGTGTCCCCACCATGCCCGAAGGTCTCGGTATGAACCTGATGTCTCCGTTTTGTTGTATCGAATGGAAACGGTACTTAGCTTCTAACATCGGGAGTAACGATGCTAACGGTGCGTTCTTATGAACGACCATACCGTTGACTTCAGCAAGACCAAGATTAATCGTCGAAGCGTCTGTCACCCCCGCACGACTGCATAGGTCAGAGACTAAGGTGCTCACGCCTATTGATGTGTCGGCCTCCACTTCAAATTGGAAGTTCGGAACACTGTTTCTGAACTCAGAGGACAGATTGATATTCTTAAAAACGACGTATGCGACCCCCCTATACGCGGGTACGTTTCCGACACCCTCCGATGCCTCCATAGTCGGGTCGACGCCTTGTGTTTGTGTACCCTTATACACAACGATTTCATCTGACACTGAGGTGTGTGATGACGTTATCCACAGAAGACCGAAGTTAGTCCCCAATGTGTGGTAGTGCTCCCGCTGTTCATCATCGTAGAATTCGCTGCTGAACGAACCGTAGTACGTCGCCCCGGCGATCGCATCTTCAGGGAAGTCCGTTACGGGTACTTTCTCCCCAGCTTCTAACCTATCCCAGATAGCTGCCCACTCATCAGATATCGCTCTTATCGGGTCTCTGATCTCATCAGGTATCCAGCGATTAACATACGTCACACCGCCGTTGTCTTCATTAATGTACGTTGGGGGCGGGTCAACTAGAAGCGCATCCACGAAGGCTTCTATTTCCGCCTTGCCACCGGGGAACATCTGATAAATAGGGTTTAAATACTGTAACAGCGAGCTATATCGTTTATACAGCGTCACAGTGGGCACTGAGCCGTCCGCCAGTTCTGACTCAAATACGACTTTATTGTTGGCCCATATCCGTGTCACTCTTGATACAGGGCGTCCACTTATCGCAACAGCGAACGACCCGTAGTACGTGTACTCTGTGATCTTAGTGCCGCTGCTGAGCGCATTGTCGCCCTCACGCCTTGTTTGCGAAGTCTCTGTTATCCCAGAAGTCCATATGATGTTACCGGGGACACGGTTAGACGCCCCATAGCATAGCGGTATGGGTACTCCGTACTCTGACTGAGTTGTCTTGAATTCATCGACTTTTTGCCCTTCAATGTCGTCAGGAGCCGTAAGCGCTTGGACAATGAGTGCGTCTAGGTACGAGCCTAGGACAGCTAGGCCGAACGAAGCAAACGCCTCCAGTTTGGCAGTCGTCGCTATTGCAGAAAACAGAGCTGTTGCCATGCTTGTCTCTCCCTAAGCTTTAAACCTGTAGTACCCAATTATGTCCATGCTACTCGGCAATATCTCTTCGACAACCTCAGCCGTCGGGTACCCTCTCGCATGAACCGCCATTATCCCATCGTCTAAACTCGTTATGATACCCGCGTGGTACGCCATGCCTCTGCCCCACGACAGATGAACTATGGCCCCCACTTCAAGCGTGCCTTTCTTTATAACACGCCCTTTAAGCCTTTTAATGATCTCAAGTGCATTAGGTATCCGCTTGTACCTCGACAATAACTTCATCTCTCGGTCTGTTAGCCGAACGATATCGAGTTCTTCAGCTACCCCCAACACGATGCCGAGGCAATCGACACCGACACCTTTGGTTCTTCCTTGGTGTTTGAAGGGCGTACCGACCCACGTTCTGGCTTCAGTCACGATATCATCTGATCTCAGTTGCTTTCGGCCTCCACCCTATCAGCTCATCTTTACCCGGAATATGCGGGAACCCACCGAAGTTAACGAAGTTGCTAAACTTATTCTTACACGTATCGCTCAGCTTATCGCAACCCGGCGTCATAGTGTATTGATCACCGATTTCAATCCTGTACGCGCAGGCATCCCAAAGCGTTATGGTGGAGCCTACTGACGTATCAACGTGGTTCGACTGACCTGCGTTCTCCCCTGTCGTCCACGTTAGGACACCGAAGTTAAAGTACCCGTCGTCCTCTGTTCTGGCAGAGTCTAAAAACACGCGCTTACGCGACAAGCCCGGAGTGGTCGGCTGAGTTATCGAAGTGACTGCACCTGACACCTGAAGACCTGCAAGCGATACGCCGCAGTTCGAATCGCCTAACACATGACGGCACGAAGGCATGTATATGTCGAGTAAGTTTTTCTGCTGAGCGATAGATGCCTGCGTTACGACATCCGCTTTGAAGCTAACAGTGCCTTTCGTTATTTGACCCAACAAACCAAAGAATATTCTAAACGGATACTCACCCTCGTCGGTCTGCCAAGGTACGACCCACGCTTCGACTGTAGCTCCATCGAACCACCCGGCTAACAACTCTTCGTCTTTAAAGTTGTTCGAGTTGATGATCGCATTGATCTCGACATTACCACTTTCAGATAGCCCCACAACGTTCTCCGATGCGGTAGACGCCAGAGACGCGCACGTCTTATACGTGTCACCTCTCCACGTCAGGTCGACATCCAAAGTCGTGTACCTGAACACCGTACCGTCCGTTCGTGTTATCGTCCACGCTTGAGTCCAATGCGTTATGCATGGAACGCCAACGCCTAACACTAACACCGCTGACTGGGTGGCTCTAACCGAAGCCGATACGGTTCCGTGTAGGGCTAACAAGGCAGACTGTGTTACACGAGTATCACCTGTACCGTCGGTACCGCCTGTGCCGCCCTTAAGGGTCATAAGACCACTTTGCGTGACTCGCGTCTCTGCATCAAGACTTGCGACAGCCTGCGCTTCGACATCTGTAACCCGTAGTCCGACCTCATCGCCCGATAAGTCTGCTGGGTCTCCGTTAGTCCCGACGTGAAATACGCTACAGTCTATGGTGTCACTCGGTGATGTAATGTTGGGGCGAAGGCCGACATGGTTGTACCCGCTGATATTGCCCTCACGGAGCCACCCTTGCCAATACTCCGGTTCCGAGCTACCGTCAGGCCAGATCTTAACCCGTATGACGTCACCTAGAATCTGAACCTTAACCCAACCCCAAGTGTTCGACGGGATGGTGCCCCCAAGGAAGGCACCCGGAGCAACGAGGCCACCCGCCGGGAATGAAACAGATCGATAAATCCAGTGGAGACTGGAATCGAAAAAACACGTTATGACGTAGGCATCTCTAGTAGAGTCATCACCTCTTAGAACGATACCCGCCCATTGTGCATTCGACCGTACCTTAGCGAGTATCTGAACGTCTTCTTGTTCTGATAGCGTGGCACCGTCGAACCTCAAGAAATAATCTTCGCTTAAAGTAGGAGTGCCCGTGACCCTAACGAACTGATCACTGGGGCTACCGCCGTCAGTTTCGACCGACCACGTACACGACGAAGTGTCCCACGTTGGAGTCCAGTTAGACGGAACGGTGCCTATCGTTTCGGACTCAAATGTCTCTAAATACTTAGCCATTAAGTCACCCGTGTTATTTTAAGTTGCAGGGCGTCGATTGCAGACAGAGTGAAAGAAGCACCCGTGTCGGGATCAAACTCAAACACATCGCTATGGTACGTGTAGATGGTGTTCAGAGGATGGATACTGCCTTCGCTTGTTGAGCCGTTAGATACAATACCCGACCTAACATCAGCTAGACCCGCCTCTGTTTTCTTAACGAGATGCACTGTCTCAACTGCTGAAACAAGTCCTACCGTCTCAGGTATATTATCAAGTTCAAACGTAGATGATGTCTCATCGGGTGAACCGGGAACGCCAGCCGATATGTAAGACGTATCATCATCGACGCCTTCGTCTATGTTCGTGTACCCATCCCCGCTCAAAGGTGTCCAACCCGCATCAACCGTGTCAGCGCTTGGGAACAACGTATAGATGCGCCTGTCGCCAAGCCATGTGTTGTTGAAGCTGCCTGTCATGTCGTACACGTAGATGTCGTCGAAATACGTGGTGTGAGTAATGATGTCTTCTGCTTGAGCCCAGTCGTTTCTACCAGAAAAAGCGAGCTGGCTAACATTGTCATTCGCCGCTATCGATGGGACTCGGTTCTCACCTGCACCGGCTACGGTATCAACCCCAGATACAGTCAAAACTGTGACGCCGTTCACGCGAACTTCAACGGCACCGGCGCTACCGTCTATAGTCGCCTGAAGTTCGACGTGTTGGAAAGCCCCCGTGACGATAGGGGCGTCGGACGTAGAAGCTAACAGAGTTCCGTACCCCGGCTCTGCTATCCCCCGATACACCTCCAAGTCGCCTGTCGATGCGAGGCTCAGAGTAAGGTTAGGCGCATTACCGTTATCTCTTAGTTCTACGAGATGACAGTAGTAGCTAACCGCAGGCAGAGAGTCTATATATAGAGCGAACCCGACACCGATCGTAGTGTAAGAGTTCCCTAGAACCCGACGCACCATCGTCTCGGCTGAACCTGCCGCAAGTTTCAAGCTGTACGTCCCTGTACGTTTTATAGAGCTGTCCAGCGTCCAACCTGTCTGTATCTCACCCCATGCCCCGTCGAGCATGTTGTTATAGTCACCGCCATAGTGGTCGAAACCTTCCATCCATATCAATGCCATGTTACGTCGTCCTGTTTATCTGTATCTTCAAACTGTTAACATCAGACGGTGTGAATGCTACGCCTGATGCTGGATCAGTCTCGAACACATCCTCTTTAAAAATGTACACCGGGTCGCAGGGTCTAACTGCGCCCTTACTTTCAGACGCTCCTGATACGAGACCGTGTTGGAACTCAACCAACCCAGCTACGTCCTTACGAACTCGACTACATGCTATCACTGCGGCTACTGATCCAGACGAGACAGGTAGGTTCTCTAAGTCGAACTCAGATGTCAGTGTGTTCGGAGAGCCGGGTGCCGCTGCGTATAGATAACTCGTGTCCTCATCGGGGTCGGCTTCATCTATGTTTGAGAAACCACTCCCGCTTAAAGCTGTCCAATCCGCTTGAGCCGTGTCGCCGTTGGGGGCTAATGCATACACCCTCTGATCACCTATGAAATCATTGTTGTACGACCCTGTACCATCCCACACCACTATGTCGTCGATGGTTGGGAAGAAAGCAGTAGAGAGATCGCCCCGGCCCGGAAATGACACCTCAGACACACTGGGGTCTGGCGTCCCGCTACCCAACGACTCCGCGTCAGATGCGTGTGTGTCAACATTCGACGCGCTGGCCACAGTGACGCCGTTAACCCTGACCTCTACACTACCTGTTGACCCGTGAATCACTGCTTTTAGTTCAACACGTTGAAACCGATTTGTGCCAATACAGTGTGTGGTCGATTCTGCTATCTTAACCCCCGCACCACCGTTATGGTTATCGCCACGGTATACCTGTATCGCCCCAGTCGTCTGAATATCGAGTGATATGTTAGTCAGAGAGCTAGAGTCCCTTAGTATAAGGATAGGTGCGGCATTAGGTATTGAAGGTAAGCTTGGTGTCCAAAGATTGAACCCGACGCCCACTGTAGTCGCTGCAACCCCTAACACCCTTTTTATGTAAGACGCGTCCCAATTTGTAGTAATAGTATGCGTGCCAGTCCTAACGGTCGAAGTCTGTAGACTCCACCCACTTCCAACCCCATCAAGATAGTACCACAAGTCGTCTTGAGCCTTCTTTTCATACAAGCCGTACTTACCAAACGATTCTGCCCACAATATCGCCATGTCGCCCCCTACACACACGTCCTGACTTCGAACAGATCGATATCTGCGAAGCCACTGACGCCATAAGTCTGAACAATACCGTCGAACGCATCGTCACCCCCGAACCTAACTTCAACATCAAACAGGAACCCCGCTGTTATGACTGCACCGTTGTCGGGCGGTACGTCGAACGTAACAATGCCTGTGGTTCGACTCACACTCCACGGGTAGTCTGGTGACGCTACTTCCGGGTCTTCGCCATCAACGCCGACCAGAACAGTGCTAACAATCGGATGATAGATGTTGCGGTCATACGTCTGAGCGCCTGACGTGTACGTTTTAGTCAGTTGAAACTGAGTTGTTGTCCCGTCGCCCGTGCCTATGTTCTGATCTACCCTAGATAGCGTAGGCACCGTGTTGGGAAGGTCTAAGTCAACACTCGCAAAGTCTAACGGGTCTCTGAACGGAAACGTGTACAGCGGCCCTCTCATCGCCATCCAGTGATTATGGATAGCGTTGTACGTGTCATGCTCTCTGATAGCGTCAGGAAGCTTAAACTTGTGCAGGGGGTGAACCCAGCGTTGGTTCGCTTGCTCCGCGCCTGAATCGACAATCTGAATGTCAGTAGCCCATCGAGGCGACGATACGCACGGGAACCCCGGCACTTGGTCAGGCATGTACTCATCTACAAAACGTGTCATCGTCCACCTACTGATTGTTTAAACTGTCGAGAAAGCTGTCGTTCGGAGCGCCTGAAGCTGTCCGCATTTGGCGTCGAAACATTGAACGTTATGCTCGTATTGCCTCTTCGCTGGCGACCGACTTGATCTTTCGGTATCACCTCTTCGCCTTTCTCAAGTATAGCTGGCATCTCATTCTGACGTAACCCGTCGTGGAAACGTGGCGCATTGATGGCGGTTGCTACTGGCATTTTCCTAGTGCTTGCTTTCATGCCCACTGTGCCACCCGTGTGCATCTGAACGGCGTTGAGAGGACTGTTTAGCTTATTACCGAACGACGACCCACCTGATATTGAACCTATCGAATCTGTAGCAACCGACGGTTTTAGATTGTCCAATATAGACGAACCGAACTTCCAAAGATCCCCTAAGATGCTTCCGTCTCCCCTAGACGTTGTGAAAGCGCTATCTCGATTCCCTTTTAAGAACTCAACGGACGCCAATAGCTGAGCTTGTGACTCGGCTATGATCAAGTTAGCGATTATGTCCTTCAAGACGTCTTTAAAATCGCTACCGGAGAAAATCAACTTTGTCATCCCTGATACCAATTTTTCAGTGAACTCAAGAGCAGCCTCATTCGCTTTCTCTTGCGCCTCCAACCTGTCTTTTTCAAATTCAGCTAACGCTTCTGTCTTGTCCGTTATGTTCTGAAGCTGTCGATCCCTTTCCACCATCAAAGTGATTCGATCCCTCTCAGCCTGAATCTGATCTTCACTTAGATTGATCCCTTTATTAGACAGGCTGATTAACCGCTCGGCGAGACGTATCTCAACTTCCTTAGCATCCGCGATTTGATTGTTCTGTTCAGCATTAGACCCGATAAAATTAGAAAACTTCTCTTCGATGGCCAGTTTTTTCTCTAATATCTTGAGGTCGTTCTCATCTTCCTCTTTGAGCGACTTCAAAGTGAGCCTAGCTCGTATGGCCTCATTAAGCAGGTCGTTCTCATCATTCGCCGCTTTCACCGACTCTGCGGCTATGGCCGCTCTTAGCTGAGCCTCTATCTTTAAAACGGCCAACAGGGATTTATGCGCGTCGTCAGAGTCTTTGTTAGCAAGCGCCAGTTCTTCAGCAGCAGCAAGTTCTCTTTTCAGAACATCGACGCTCTTATGACGCCCGTCGAGACCAAGACGGATTAGTGCCGTGGCCTCCTTCTGATTCTTTGTGAACTCCCGCATCGACATGTTCCGGTCGCTGTCTAGTGCAAGCATATGGCTGAGTATCTTATTCTCTTCCTTAGTGCTTCGAAGCGAGACAGTTCTCAAAGAGTTCAATCGGTTCTGCTCAGCCGAAAACTCTTTACGTATCTTGGCTTGTTTCTTACTTAGGTCG